AACGGCGGGTGAACGATGCCCATGCCCTCCAGCGGGCCATGGACAGGGCTTTCGAGCAGATGGGCGAGGCCGCCAAGCAGGTCATCGTCGAAGTCTTGCTGGAGGAGTTCAGCCAGCTTCAGCAGTCCACGCCATACGATACGGGACGCGCCCAGGCAGGCTGGCTTATTTCCGGCGAGGGGAGCGCCGTCGCGTTCTACCCCAAGGAAGGTGCAGGCGGCGGCTTCAAGGCGCAGAATCCAGACATGGGGAGCCTGATGAAGAGCGACCTTATCTACGTCATCAATAATGTGGAATATGTGCTCTATCTGGAGGCGGGCTGGTCGAAGCGCCAGCCTGGGGGCTTCGTGGCGAACTTCCTGAACAACTGCAAACGGCGCATCGCCGCCGAATGCGCGGCCATGTCGAGGATGAGCTAAATGGTCACGCCTACAACAGCACAGACAGCGCAGGCGTTCCGCACAGCCCTTGCAGGGGCGCTGGCCAATGTCTCCGGCGTCTCCATCGTGCCGGAGACCGCCTCGTTCAACCCCGAGGCGTCCGGCATCTTTGCCCTGCAGGCCTTCCGGCCCTCCTCCAGCGAGAGTGTCGAGCTTTCCGGCAGGCAGGGGCTTGGCAAGCGCCACGGCGTCTACATGGTCACGCTGTCCGCGCCATTCGGCCCCAGCGCCAAGGTGCAGGAGGCGATGGGCGTGGCAGAGACGCTGGCAGACGCATTCCGGCGCAGGGCGCTCCCTACGGCAAACGGCCCTGTCTACACGGATGAACCAAACATTCTTGTGGTCGGGAAAGATCCCGATGAACGATACAGCATTTCTATCTCCGTCCCGTGGACTGCGTGGACGGGAGGAGTTGAATAATGGCTGAAATCAACTGCCCAAACATAGGCAAAGCGAACCTTCAGCGCGTCTTTGCCGTTCTTGAAGACGTCTCCGGCGTCCTCCAGCGTCCCGTTGCCTCCGGCTTCATTCTGCCGTCCGGCTCCGGCTCCATGAGCCAGACCCCCGGTTACACCAATTCCGAGGAGCTTTCCCGCTCCCTCAACGTCTTGGAGCAGTTCCAGGACGCCGTGGAGGCTGGCGAGGTCGAAATCCCCATGCTCCTGCGCCTCGCGCCCTCCTACGGCGCTCCGCAGGGCGATGCGCTCCTGACCGCCCTCATGGGTTCCGTGCAGGCGGGCGGTTCAGTCACCATGTCTGCCGCCGCGGCCGCGACTGCAGCCGCGACCACGATCACCGTTGACGGCGTGACGGGAGGCGTCCTGCCTCTTCGCGGCGTCCTGACCTGCGGTTCCGAAAAAATCCTGTACACTGGCTGGACTGAAAGCTCCGGCACCTATACGCTCACGGGATGCCAGAGGGGCTACGCAGGCACCACGGCGACCGCCATTGCCGACAACGACAGCATCTCGCTGGCCTCCCGCGTCTGGCTGCAGGAAGTCTGCCGTCCGACTGTTAGCGTGTGGATGGAGTTCGATCATTTTGTCTCGTTCATGTCCGGCTGCGTGGTCACGCAGGCAACCCTGCCCATGAGCAACACTGGCGGTCAGGCCGTCACCGTCTCCCTGCAGGGACGCAAGATGGGCTGGGCAGGCACCACGCACATCGCATCCGTTTTCGGCGCTGTCGTCACGCTTGAGGATGGCGGAGCCGACGCCTACACCGTGGGCGCAATCGTCAAGAACAAAACCAAAAGCGACGACAACTCCGGCGCGGGCTACACCGTGACCGCCGTCAACGCCTCTGCGAACACCGTCACGCTGAACGCCGCGCCGAGCGATTGGGCCGCAGACGACGTGCTGGCCCCGTGGCTCCCCGAAGCGCAGGCCATCGGCTCCCCCATCGAGTCCCGCGACGCCCGCGTGTACGTCTCCGGCGTCATGGGCAGGCGCAGAGAGGGCGAACTGCAGATCGGCACCCCGACCACCTTCACGTCCGAGATTGGTGATGAATACCCGGGCGAGAATGCCGACGGCAAGCGCGAAATCTCCCTCACTGGCGGCCTCTACTTCCGCAGGGAGGATGCCCAGGAGTTCGGACGCGGCTATCGCGGCTACGAACTGCCCGTCCAGCTCACGCTGGGCGACACGGCAGGCAAGACGTTCAGCGCCAGCCTGCCCCGCATGAGGTTCAACACGCCCACCTTGTCCACGGACGGCGAGTTTCTGACCCTCGATCAGGACGGCTACGCGATGGGGCAACCCAACGTGCGGGACGGCGAATCTTCCCTCTACCTCGTTCTGGAGTAAGCCATGCCGAAACTGCTCACCGAAGCCTACGCACAGAGCACCTTCTTCGTCCCGCTCTCTGCCGACAAAAGCGAGGGCGTCTGGGTCAAGCCCCTCACCGAGACGAAGCGCAGGCAGATACGGGACGCCTGCCTGCAGGAAGCGGGTCACGACCAGGAAATCGCCATGGCCTACGTCGTGCGAGAAACCATGCGGGAATGCCTCTCCGGCTGGAAGGGCTTCTACGACCCCAAGGGCGAGGAGATTCCTTTCAGCACGGAAACGGCGGCCGCGCTCTGCAAGTTCGACCCCGACTTCTTCAGCGGGCTGTACATGCGGATCATGGCGGTCGCCCGCTTCGGGGAAATCCAAGACCTAAAAAACTGAGACTGTGGGCCTCCTTCGAGTTCGACGGCGGGAGGCCCACATGCAGCGAATGCCGCCGTATGAGCTGGGACGCCAGAGAGGAGCCGAGATGCGGAACGTGCAAAAAGCCCACAAAGCTGTCGGCGCGGAACGAGGATGCCGTTTCGTCGTTCTTCCGTCTGGCGTCCCGCCGCGTCTGGGACGGCTCAAGCGGAGCGCCGAGGCCTCTGCCCCTGTCGGAAGTCCGGCTGGACGCGGAGCGCACCCCAGACCCGGACGCCACGGAGGCGCGGGTGCTGGCACTGGATGCGGTCTGGCTGGAGGAAGCCGCAAAGAGGCGCGAGGCAGAGGACAGAAGAAGGAAGGCCAAGGCTAAGGCGGGGAGGCGCTAGGAATGCCAGTTATCCAGATGGGCTTCGACGTTTCCGGCCTGCGTCAGGGCGCGGAAGACGCAAGACGCCAGCTCGGCACTCTTGAAAGGCAGGTTGACGAACTCCAGAAGGCGCTGGAGAAAGCCCAGCGCTCCATGTCCGGCGACATGGGCAAGGGGGCCTTCAGCAGGGCGGGCGCGGCCGTTGCCGACTTCAAGGGCAAGGTCTCCGACCTTGGCGGGGCGTTCAGGGCGCTGGGCATTGCCGCAGTGGCCGCCAGCGTCCTTGAGTTCCAGAAGGCCTGCCTGCAGGCGTCCATGGCGATGGAGTCCATGGAGCAGGCCTACAAGTCCATCTTCGGCGGGGGCTTTCAGGCCCAGCTTGACGTCGTGAAGGAGCAGTCGCAGAAGGTTGGCCAGAACTTCCTTGAGAGCGCCAAGAGCGCCAAGACCTTCTTCGCGGCCGCCAGCAACACTACGCTGGCCCCGCAGATGAACGACATCTACAAGGCAGTGTCCAATGCGGGCGCGGCCATGCACCTGTCATCCGAGGAGATGAACGGCGTCTTCCTTGCTCTGGGCCAGATGGTGTCCAAGGGCAAGGTGCAGGCTGAAGAGCTTCGCGGCCAGCTTGGCGAACGGCTCCCCGGCGCGTTCAAGCTGGCCGCCGACGCAATGGGCATGACCACTGCCGAACTCGACGATTTCATGGCAAAGGGCAACCTGACCGCTGAAGACCTCCTGCCGAAGCTAGCAAAGGTTCTGCAGGACAAGTTCGCCGCGTCTGCCATCGAAGCCGCCGACACCGTGCAGGGCCAGCTCAACAGGATGCTGGCCGCGTGGGAGGAGTTCAAGGCCAACCTCGCCGCCTCTGGCCCCGCCGTTTACGTCATGCGCTTCATCACCGAGCGCCTTGAGGTTTCCAACACCCTCGCCTCGCAGGAGCGGGAGCGCGATGCAGCCATAAAGCGCCTTGAGTCGCGGGGAGTGGCGAAGGGCGATGACAAGAGCCGGTATGGCGTTGCTGGCTGGTTCATGTCCTCGACCTATACCAACGAGCAGATCCAGGGCGAGATTGACGCCGAAACGAGGCGCACCCAGGAAGCCGCCGCAAAGAAGCAGGCCCAGATACAGGCCGACAAAGCCAAGAGCGACGGCAAGGCAGCGGCGCAGAAGGCGTCCGAGACGTTTGCCAAGGAAATCGGCAAGACGAAGGCTGGAAAGATGAGCGGGCTGGAGGCAAAGCGTGGTTCGCTCACCTCTCAGTACAAGTCGGGCCGCGCTGGCATGGTCGCCAACGGGGCCAGCGCGGAAGAGCTTGCCAAGTTCGATGCCCAGTACAAGAGCGCCATGAAGGCCGTCGAAGACCAGTTCAACTCTCTTGCCGGAAAAGGCGGGGGCGGGGGCAAGAAAGGCGGAGGTGGT